ACCTCTAACTCAATATCATCTAGTGATGGTGATGAGTCAAAGACAAACTGTATGTTCTCCATATCGGAAAGATACTTATCGTAATAGTGACGGCTATTATTTAGATTAGCTTCCACCAGTAGTTGACTGTGTCCTGATAGGTGAGAGGCTGCTCTCATCATCACAGTTGGTGTATCAGTATCGGCTGAGAAAAACAAGGTTGGAACCTTTGCTTTAACTGCATAGATAAGAGCAAACATACTCTTACCAGCATTAGGTGCAGCAGCAACCATACATACCTGACCTCTACGGAACTTGATCTGCTTCTTAGCAAGATCTTTCCATACGTCAGGTAGTGGTGTTGCATTGGTATTGCTACCACGCCACGCCCTAGTAAGATTTAGCAACGTATTCCTCTCTCGGTAGAACTATTCCTCTTTGCCTTCTGATATATTTTCTTTTGGCTGCGGTGATACCACCCCAAGTGCCAAACCGTTCCTTGTTGATTCCCCATTCTGCACACTCTGCAAGGTGGGGACAAATCTTGCAAACGTTTATAGCCTGTTGAGTGTGGACTCTATCTCCATCCTCTACTTCAGGAAAGAAAAACTCCACACCCACTTCGGCACAAGCTGGGTTCTCATAGTTCCAGGGAACCCGCATAACTTATCTAATCCAGACGGTATCGCACTTGTCTGTGGCACCCTTAGGTGCAGCGCACATCCAACCTTTCCAAGGACCCTTCTGTCCTACGCCTGAACGAAACGCCATTGAACCGTGCTTACAATCAGGTGCAGTTGCATCTGTTGCAGAGACAGTTGTTGCGCCTAATGCTTTCTTAGCATAGGCGATTGATCCACCATTTGACTGTGGAGTTGTACCTAATGTGGTACCAGTTGTTGTTACTAGTGTTGCTAGGTCAGCTATTGAAGTTAGAGATGTCTCTAGTTCAGCCTGACTTGTTGCGTAAAGATTTACTAGAGTTCCATCAGATAACTTATAGTTAATCTGGAACTTAGTGCTTTCCGGTGCAGCCATTACTTACCTCCAGTATGTTTGACAGATAATCTTATTGATTCCTGTCCCTGTTTTTTTGGTACAAAGCCGAGAAGTTTCTCAACCTCTTCGGCATCTACTGATTCTCTACCACTAATGGTGCTCCAAGTAATGGATACACCACTGTTAGTCTGACCAGTAAATCCTTCTAACGCTGTCTTTAATGAATCTCTTTCATTAGACAGTTCCTTTATCTTTGCATCAAGTTGTAAATATTTCAAAGCGGATGTGTCAACCTCTGGGTTGTCTATGAATATCTCACCCTCTTTGATACGTTCTTTTTTTATACCAACGCATCCCATCTCGCCACTCTCATCAAAGTACTTGCAATAGGATTTGCAGTAACTCTGATCACGCTCAGGCTCTGGTGCATCTGCGCTCTCTTTAATAGCAGCAAGCCAGTTAAGAGCTTCCTCTGCCATCTTTGGATCATATGGTTCGCTATGAACCTTAACATCTCTTTCATCACCATCACGGGCGATGGCTACTAGATTGACAGTTTTAGGACTCCCCTTGCCTGACTTATCAAGTAAGTAGCCATACACCTGTACTTGCCAACGCTGTTGTAGCGATGGAAAGTAGGATAGATTTTTAACCTTAACGGTTTTCCAATCTATCACATCTCCTGTTTCAGGTATATATAAATCTATGTGTGCTTTCATTCCATTGTATTCAACAGATGTTTCAACCCAGTACTTCTCACTCTTTGGATCAACAACTGTAATTGCTTCTTCAATAGCAGAGTGAATAGCTGTACCCATAATGGCAGCCAACTTCATCTCATTGTCATTGGTTTCAGGTTGATCGTTAAGACGATACCAAACCTTACGGCGACAACCACCTAACTCTGATGGACCTATCTGTGTCTGTTTAGATCTAGCCCTACCAGCATCCTTAGCTCGTAGTACCTCTAACAGTAATTCTTTTGGATCTGTCATATTGACATCCATCCTATATACCCTGCATCAGGGTTGTCTAGTAACCATTGCTGTCTCATTTTGTTTTGTTCCTCCCAGTTAGTATCGCTACTTGCATTAACCTTTAATCCTTCTTCATAACCTTTTTCATATGCCTCTGTTAAAGCAAACTTAATTGTCTTGTGCATAACTCCTACTTAGTAAATTGTGTCTTGACACTTACAGTGCCACCACACCAGATGTTGTATTGTATCGCTATATTGATAGCCTTTTTTGCAGCACTTGATGCTTTAGCGTGAGTCTTTGTATCACCATCTAGTGCTACTAAAGCACCCATTGCTAAAGAGCCACCAGAACCTATACCGTATAGACCTCTATCATCTCGCATATAACCGTAGTCATCACTGATCTGATAAAGATTTCCATTAAAACAAACTAAAGCATCCCAGCCTGAATCATCATCAGCTTTACCTTTAGGATTAGGATCATAACCTGCATCAGTTAAGGCTTGTTTAATAGATGGTAGAACTCTGATCATCATAAAGCGATCAGGATCTTGAGTCTTTAATACCTTAGGCGGTTGCCATAAGTTATTTAATATATCTCCAGCGAGTGCATCACCAGCAACAGCAATTAAGTATTCATTAATCTTAACAATTTTATCGTAGCCCTTAGCAACGTAAGGTCTATCTGTATAAGTAGTCATAGAGTCAGCAGCAATAACTGCCCAACCCTTACCTTGAATACCAACTATTGCCGTCACTGCATACTCCTTTTATCTTGGATTAATTGTAGCACCGCCCGTAAAAAATACTGGGATGTAAAGGCAACACGCCGTGAGTGCGATCCTTTCGGATTACTAGATCGGAAATGTGTACCATATGAGCCAAAGGCGAATTACAGATACGGTAACCAACCAAGGCGGCGCTGAAAGCGCCGAGGCGACTGACCACAGGAAGGAGCCGACCTGAGCAATATGTTCCGTCTACCAACCCTGCGAAAAAATAAAGAGAAACTACCAGATAAATTCGGTACGGACCTTAGGTCCTTAGGACCACTACACGCTTGTCCTTGTGGCTCTAAAGTCTTCTCTATCCTAGCTACCTTTGATAACTTTGAGATCTCCTGGTATATGTTAGATGCAACCTGTGCTAACTGTGGCAACCTAATAGTAGTTCCTTGCCCAGTAGATGATCCCGCTAGGGAAATTTAGGGCATATGCCAAATAGACCATATAAAGATATTAAATGTGGCACTTATTCAGGATATCAAAAACATTATAGATTAAAAGAACCAAGTTGTAACTCCTGTAAAAAAAGTGCAGCAGAATATGTTAAAAAATATTATTATAAAAATACTAAAAAAGTATTAAATCGTTTAAAAATATATCAAAAAAATAACCCTAAACGTAAGTTAGCAAAAGAAAGAAGAAAAGCAAGAAGAAGGGCAAGATTAAAAGGTTGTGTAACTGAACCCTATACTCTTGCCCAAATATTTGATACTTATGGATATAATTGTTATTTATGTAACGAACTCATAGATCTAAAAGCTCCTCGTCAGGCTGGTAAACCAGGATGGGAACAAGGACTTCATATAGATCATTTTATAGATATTCAATACGGTGGTGGTGATACATTAAAAAATGTAAGGCCAACTCACGGTATATGTAATCTCCGTAAAAACAAAAAAGAGAGGCGCAGTTAAGCGCCCCCCTTATATTGCCTCGCAGTAAACTAAATTACTCGGTTCCTACGCCGTATTCCTTCTCAGTCTTATCAGCCCACTTAGCCAGTGGACCAGCGATTGAACCAATCAAGATTGCATACTCTGGTGCAAGGTTTGCAGCCAGTGCTAATCCCATAGTTACTGCTGATGCTAATACTGCCCGTAGATAAGACTTAAATGCAGCCTTAGTCTTTGGGTCTTTTAACTTGTCAATTAGTTTATTCATATCCATCCTTACGGGCGAACTACACCCATTACTAGAGAGTATGGTCGTTTCCTAAGATACACACCATCCCCGTTTGATTGACTGCCTTTGGAACCACTGCTTGTATTACCCTCAATTACTTGAAGATACTTCAACCTAGTGTTATTCCATTTGACAATTCCAACGTGGTCAGGCTCTGCATCTTTATCAAACTGGAAGAAAACAATATCTCCAGCTTGCGCTTGACCTATTGGAATCATCTTATTCTTATTGATAAACCACTTCAGTCCAGCATCACAGGAGGCAAAGCCTTTCTCTCCTTGTGCTGTAATCTTATTACCTAAATTCGCTTTGTTAAATACCCAAGATACAAACATCGCACACCAAGGTTGGTTGTTAGCACCATACCACTTGCCATACTTGTTATCATTATTGCCGGTCTCTCTGTTGCCTATCTCAGCCTTTGCTATCTCTACTACGCTCATCTTGTTAGTGACTCCTTTACTAGATCTGTTAAGAATTGAACCTTCTCCTCTAATGAATCAACCTTGTCCTTTAGACTTGAGCCACCATTCGGGCGAAGTTCAGATAGATAATATTTAACAAGGTGTCTGACTGTCATTGCTAATGTTCCAACAAGAGTCGTTATTGCTACGGCAAGTCCTGCCCATTCATTAGGAGTCATAAGTCCTATACCAATCTGATAGTAGCAATCAACATTCCACCATATCCGGAGAATCTTCTATCGCTAGGAGTTTTATTTATAAAGTCAAGCTCTTCAATTAATCCAATGTATGACTCACCAGTTCTAAAGTCTTCAACTCTGACGGTATCGCCATTGTTTTCAACAGCCTCTAGCTGGCTCATACGGTCATATGCTGACCCTTCATACCCAACCTCTACGCCCATATTGTCACTCTCGTGGTCATAGCAGAACAGAGGGTATTGAATTAATCTTTGACGAGGCACTGCAGGCAGTGACTTGAGTTGGTATCCAGTAAATAGTGGACCCTTAGATGAATCAGTAGATGATCTAGTTAAAGTAAATTTAAAGCCTAGATACTCTTGTGCTCCTACTGGGTATGGAATACCAATCTCTTGAACTATTCCCTCTTGTGCAAAGGAACCAATATTATATTCAGTATCATCATAGGCAATAGATGAGATGCCTAAAGCACCATCTGTAGTATCTATTCTAGGATTTAATAATTTAAACAACTTACCTTCTAAAGTATTGTAACGAATAAAACCTGTCTGTAGATAACCAGACTCAACCTTTACTCCAGATGATTCAATCCAAACACCATCTCCTGGAACACTAAAGGCTACCCGATCTGTTGAACCAAGGAAGGCTGTTGAGTCAGCAGTGACAGTCTCACCGCTTGCACACACATCCCAAGCATATGAAAAGATAAGGCTATTAGGAACTATTGGTTGTGATAAGTCAATACGAACCAAACCTGATTCAGTATCCTGCTTAGTAGATACGTAAGCAAACTTATCCTTAAAGGTTACATCTTTACATTCAGCTTCAAATAGTAATGGACCATAAGAGATGTTTCCTTCATCGCCTATAACTCCAATTCGTACACCCTTGTTAGTGCATAACACTGCATAGCTACCAAGGTAGGTATCAAAGGTATTGATGATCTCACCCTCAGGTAGATCAATAACTACTGAAGGAACACTAAGTTCTGGGAAACCAAGAGAGTTAGCATTGGCTAGATCTAAAGTAATCTTATAGATAGATGAGTTCTTACGACTAAATCCACCAATATAAATAGCACTAGGACCCTCTGAAATAGTAGTCCAGGTCCAGTCTGTCTGTGGATGTATATAGTGAGCAGCCGGTAAAGTAGCATTAATAAATTTACCTGTTGTTGCAGCAGAGGCTACAGTAGCTGACCCTACAACATACTCAAATGTGGTAGTAGTAGGTGCTGCTGTTACCGTTGCTGTAACATTATAGGCAGTGAATGGTGATGGTAAATCTATAACAGTAACCTTATTGCCAGAAACTAAACCGTGAGGAGCACTTGTGGTCAGGGTTACAGTACCTGCAACGACTGCTGCGTTATTAATAGTAGCAGAGTAACTCCTACC